GAATAGTTTTTCTAATCTTTTCTCCAGCTTATAAACTGAAGTACCTAGTATTTTAATTTCTCTACGGATTCCTGTTATATGTCCCTTTAGACTGATTAATTCTTCGTTGTGAGTTCTTGCCATTGTCTTTTTCGCATTTACAAGACTTTAGCAAGACGCACCCACCAATCCAAAGTTTGAAAATGCACATTAAATTTTATGCACTAATATCAAACTATTGTGTTTTAATAAAGTTATTTCTTATAAAGTTTTTCTACTGTGTCTGCGTAGTTCTTCCAAAAGCTTTTTGCATCTTCAAAAGCATCTGCGTAGAACTTAGACCAATAGTTTTTAATGTCTGAATAATTTAACATTGTTATCTCCGTTTGTTATTGCCAACATATAATGTTGCAACTTACGAAGTTCAAGACTACTTGATGTTTAAATGTTCTTTAACCGACTCTATAATGTACTTAGCTATCTCCCACTTCCATTCTGCGTATAAGCCAAGCACTAATCCAATAATGAAATATATCATGTAATTCTTATATTTTAGATTTGCAAAATCTGCAAGATGTGTTTTTCCTTCAAACAAATGGAAGTGGGGTTTTGTCGTTCAGTACACCTTCGGCGGGTTCTTATGTATTTCTTGGCGAAGCAACTGCATCAAATGTTGCTTCAGTAAGTCTTGATGGATATTTTACATCTGATTATGACGTTTATAAAATATTTGTAGATGGATTATATGGTGCATCAGGTGATGTTGGAGTTAGAATTACATTTAACAAAAGTGGAAGCGAAGAAACTAACAGTTATGCTGGTAGTTTATTTTATCAAATAGCAACTGGAAGTAATGCTGGTAGTTCAAGTTTTGATGCTAATTTAAGTCATGGTTATATTTTTGGTGCTTACAGTAATAGTGGAGATTCATATAATGGAACTTCTTTTGATATAACATTGTATAATCCATTAGGAACAAATAATCATAAAATAATAACATTTATATCAAACAATAATACTGGTGATTTAACAAGACAAATTATTGCTATTGGAAGTGGTATGCATAGGGTACAAAGTGCAATTTCAGGAATTAGATTTAAAATGGGTTCTGGCAATATTTATGCAAGAAAACTTAAAATATATGGAGTAAAAAATACTTAATATGAAAAGACTTGTATCATCACCAGAAGGAAATTTTGAAATAGAACTTACTACTGAAGAAGTTGCTCAAAGACAAGCTGAAGAATTAGCTTGGAAAGCTGGTGCATTTGACAGAGCAATCGCTGAACTAAGACAAAAAAGAAACACATTACTCGCTTCTTCTGATTGGACATTATTATCTGATAGTCCATTATCTGTTGAAGAAAAAACTGTTTGGTTAAAATACCGACAAGAATTAAGAGATATTACAGAAGGATTAGATACAATTGATAAGATAAATGCTGTTATTTTCCCTGAATTAAATAAAGTTAATGCAGTTGTTTTATCTGAAGAAGAAGTTAAGTCTATCCTATAATTGCTTTAATTTCAGCATCATTCAAACCTAATGCTTTAAGTTTGTTTAGTGCTGATTGTTTGTTATCTATTTTAGCTTGTATCTCTGCTTCAATTTCTGCAAGACATTCTGGTACTAAGTCTAATATATCTTGTTTGTTAATTGGTTGAGTTCCGTTTTCCCAAACTATTGTATTAATATCCTCACCAGACATACTTAATTCTGCATTTGGATTTATTTTTTTAACTGCTTTGAATATTGCGTCTATTGTTTTCATAATTAACCTTTTATTTCCATACAAGTTATTGAAGATAACATAGCAAGATCACCACTATTACTATTTATAGCAAAAGTGTCAGAAGTTTCACATTTAAAATATGGTTGATAAGTTATAGCTGATGTTGTTGAAGGTGAATCAAGAAAAGCACAAGTAAATGCACCATAGCCATTAGCAATACCAGATTCACCTGCTGATGTTGAAATCATTCCACCAGAAGTTCCTAAATTTGTAGAATCTCTAAAAATTGTTGTCCATACTGCTCTACCATTTGTACCATTTCCAGAACCACTAACTATAATTAATATTTTATTACTTGCTGAAGATGGAGTTATTGAAACAGACAAAGTGTTTGAAGCAGTTACATAAGAAGTTGAACTGGCAGTTCTTCTTGTAGAATCAGTTGCAGTTAAAACTTGAATAACTTGTCCAGCACTCGCCGAAACACCTGCAAAGCTTAAAACCCCACTTCCATTTGTTTGAAGCACTTGACCTGACGTTCCGTCTGCACTTGGTAGAGTTAAAGTTAAATTTGAAGCTAAAGTATCTGGTGCTTTTATTGCAACATAGTTTGAACCATTATCAGTATCTTCAGGCAATCTAATTTCAGAACCAGCAGTAGCATTTCCAATTACAGCAAAAGGAGTCGTAGAACCACCAATAGTATCAAAACTTAAATTCCCAGCACCATCTGTCTTTAAGAACTGACCAGCAGTACCATCAGCAGAAGGAAGAACCCAAATTTTATCAGCACTTAAACTAGCAGGTGCTTTAAAGCCAACATAATTTACTCCGTTAGCAGTAGTTTCAGAAAAACGAATTTCTTTTTGATTTTGTAAAATTAAATTAACAGAAGAAGTAAGAGAAGAATCTGAAAGTGTTAAAACTGTTCCAGTAGCAGTAGTGGTTAGTCCAGTTACAGATACAGTTGAGTCTAACCAATTAACTGTGTTAGCAGAATGGTCAAGTGTTGCTAAAGAGATGTCATCAGCACCATCATAATATTTTAAAGTTGGAGTTGTTGCTGATGTCGTATCAAGCCAAATTGTACCAGCAACAGCACCACTTGGTCTAGATGTTCCTGATTGAGATGTGTTAATAGCTGATAGTGCATTGTTTAAGTCAGTTCTAAAAGAAGGGAACGACTGGTTAGCTATGTTGAAATCGTGTTGTGCCATAATCTATCTAATATCTTATTTAAAATCCTTTTGCAATATAATCAAAAGTTCTACTTACTCCAGTTCCACCACTATTCTTAAAGGCAATATTGAAGCCGTTGATAGTTTTGTTATCTAAAGTATAAAAATCACCAGTAGCCATTCCTTGATTAGTAATACCGATAGCATAATTAACAGAATAGAATGGTCTTGTAAACACTACTGTATAAGTACCAGTTCCACTTACTAAATCATTACCATTTTGAATAGTATCTTCTACATCAATCGTTACACTTAAAGCAGATACAACAGGAGTAGAAGCTAAATCAAAAGAAGTCATTACTAATCTAAATTTAAAATATCTAGCAGTGTAATCGCCAACTACAAAATTTCTAAATGAAGTATAAGTTATATTGTCAGCAGATAAAGCAATTTCCAAATGAGCATTACAGTTAGCAGGAGAATCTCCGTCAAAGTTAGAAGCACCATCATCAAAGTCGCCAGTAGCAGAATCAAAAAGATTATCTATATTATCAACAGTTTGTGTAAGAGAAGCAGTTACACGAACAGTGTAACTTCCACCAATGTCAATAGGAGAAGCAAACAAATAATTACCAGTAGGAGATAAATCATAAGTCGTTACACCAGCATCAAAAAAAGTCGTAGGAGAATCAAATAGACCAACAGCAGAATCAAATGTTTCAGTAGAGTCTAATCTTAAAGCACCACTATCAACATAGACATTAGTTTTAGTTCCTGAGAATGTAGGTGATTCAGTTTGTGTTAGAACAGCATTAAAATCTCCTATCTCTAATAAGTTAGTTGATATTACAGCTTCATTAGATGAGAAGTTTCCATTTTTATCTACTGCTTTAATTAAGTAAGAACCAATCCTAGCTGGTACTGTAACTGAAGTAGCTGGTCTTGCAACTTTTTCAACAAGTGAAACTGAGTTCTGCCATTCAGCACCAGTTGTTAATGTACTAAATCTAATTGCATAATAAGCTAAATCTAAATCTGGTATTTGTGTCCAAGACAAGTGAGCATCACGACCAATAATGTTACAAGAAAAATCTTCTACGTTAGCAGGTGGTAATAATCCACCGACAATAGTTCTTGTAGCAGAAGTGTAAGTAGAACTAACTCCTAATGTGTTAAATGCTTTTACTCTTACATTATAAATTAATCCATCTACTACGTTTAATATTCTATGAAACAATCCTGTAACCTGACCAGCAATAAGATAATCTGTTTCTGTACTTAGTTTGTATTCTACTTGGTAGTAATCTACAAAGTTATCTAATGATGCACCAATCGTTACATCTAAAGCAGTAATAACAACTCCGTCTGAGTATTCAATTAATTGGTCATCTAAAGTAACTGATACTGGTGCTGTAACAGAAAAAGGATTAGGAAGTATTGTATCAGCTATTGTTGGTGCTTCTCCTTTTTCTTCCCAAGTATAAAAGTTATCTTGATGTTCTTCTAAGCCAAGAGTTACTGTTGAATCTGAATTAATAGCTAAAGACATTACTCTAAATGGCTTGGCACTAAAACCTGCTGTATCGTATGTAGCTGTAACTATATCTCCAATAGATAAATTAAGTGCTTCTGAAGTTACTGTTACTTCTGCTTTTAAATTGTTTCTTGATCTCTTTAATATGTTCTCGCAAATTTCTTCAGCTTGATATGGAGAAGTTACTTGTAACATATCAAAACTTCTTTCAAGTAAAGTATTGTTATCATCACTTAACATTGTTGCGTGTTGATCTTCTACTGGTAATGCTGAATCATCAAATGGTGGAAAAGAAACTGTATCTGATTGATAATCTTTTTCTGGGTTAGTAAATGTTCCTATAACTCGGTTATACTTTTCAGATTTACTTTCACCTTGTAATTTAACTTCGCTTACAACATTATCTTTAGTTAATAGTAATTGTGAACTTCCTGAACCTTCAATAATAATTTTGTATTTACCTTGTGTGTAATTAAAGATTGCTCTCATTGGTACTAAGAGTTCTCTTACATTTTCTAATACTTTTTTTTCACTATCTATAACTGCATTTGTTTCAAATAAGTTTATGTCAGCAGTTGCACCTGAATAAGGTGTAACTTGTGTATCGCAAGTATTTGCAGAAGTTTTAAATGAATCATAATTAGTTTCAAAGGCATCATTAGGTAATCCTTTTCCATATCTGCTATTTCTTAAATAATCTAAAAGAACTAATGATGAGTTTGCTGAATAAGCCCAAGTAGAAGCTGTGTCTTGTCTATGTGAACCAGAACCACCTTTAGTAGAATCTAATCTAGGGTCATAAATCTTTTTACCTCTAACAGTTACTCTAACTTCAGGTAAACCATTAAAAGCATCTTGATTCCATTTAAACCTTAAAGCAACATAAGCAAGACCAGATAGTTTATGATCTGATGTCCAGTTAGTTGTTTCATCAAGTAAAGAAGAAGCTGATTGATTGTCTAATCCAAAAAATGATTGAATAGATATTAAAGATTCTCCACCTTTATAATAGTTGGCATCTCCACTAGATACTCCTCTTATAGTTCCATCAGTTAATGAACCATCAAATGTTACAAGCTTGTCATCAACGTAAACTTCATCTATTGCAGTAATACCTGCACCACCACCTTCGCATAATACTCCTGCTACATAAAGATATTGATTATCAGCACCAGAACTTTCAACAAATACTCTAGTTAATCCTATTTGTCTTTTTCCATAGACAACAGGAATAGGATTGTTGTTAGAATCTTTATTTACTAATGTTCCTTTAGCTTCGTCTTGCGAATTAAATCTAGGTGCTTTTGGTTTAGGCGATATAATATAACTTATCGCAGTTGTTATTACGAATTGAATGATTGCTGATACTATTGCACCTTTAGCCATTAGATATGAAACTCCCTTTTAAACTTTTCTGCTTTTCTATAAATATGAAAGTTATTATCTTGTCTTACCCATTTAACAGATTCATCTACTTCAATTTTATCTCTAAAATAATTCTTAACCCATTTCATAATTTGTAAACAATTACTTTTAGCCAATACATTCATAACCCAAATATTGTTTCCACAATTCCATTCGTTGTCTTTTAGCTTTCCAGTTAAAACAAATCTTTGTTCAACATTATCACTTAGATATGCCCAGTTAGTAAATCCAACATCTTGATTTCCTATTCTATGTATTTGATATTGGTCTAAGTTAATTGATGGAGTAACCATCTTAGCTAAAAATTCATAAGATAATTTATCATACTTAGGAAACTGTCTAAATAAATGGATTGTTCTATATAAGTCATTCATTAAGCTGAACCCCACTTAATTCTTTGTGCAGTCTTACTTGCAAACTCCATACCTTTGTCATTAGGAAAATATATCTTTTGTGAGTTTTCAGCAGTTCTTCTTCCTGAAGTCTTTTCAAAATCTGCCCAATGCGAAGCTATGATTACATTAACAGATGAAGTTGTTTCATTTTCTTCTAAAGTAAAACTAGATATTCTTCCATCAAATAAAAGAAATGGGTCAGCTATTAGTGCCTGACTATCATTTAAAAAACCTCTATAAACTTTTGCAGGTTTGTTCATGTAGTTGTTATTTAGTAATAAAGAAATTATTGTTGTATCTGCACCTGAGAATTTAAGTGATAATGTATTTACTGCAACGTCTGCGTTTTCTTGAACTTCAGAACTACCTAAGAATAATGATGAAGCTGTATAAGTGTTTCCGTCAAAGATTAAATCTTTATAATGATCTGTGTAATAAGTTCCTGTGCTTATGCCTAAATAAATAAGTTCAACTGGATTAAGTTTGTTAGTGGCTATTTCTGCAATTACTCCAGCAGTTAATGATCTTGTCATTACAGTACCTCTATTAAATCAATTTCGTATTGGAAGTAGTTTTCTGTACCGATAGTAAATTCTTGAATATCTCCAGTTAGTCCAACTGTAAAATCTACATTATCATAAATGATTACTGCATTGTCAGCTACGTTTGCTCTTAATGGTGGTTCAAAGGTTAATGTTCCTGCACCAGAACCATTAGATGATACATCAGCTACGCACATATAAACTTTTGCTTGTCCAGTAAATCTAAAGAAGTCTCCAGCTTTAAGTACACCAGTTAAATTATTTCCCATACCATCTATTGAGCATGAAGTAACACCAGCACTTATAGCACCAGCAACAGATATAACTGTACTAGCAGAACCTTGTGCATCATCAATAGTTGGTGGAGTGTATTGGAATGATTCCATTTGTGATCTTTGTTTCATTATAAAAGCAAGTATTGGTGCAAATTGGCTTCTAGTCATAACTGGGAATCTAAGTCTTAATCTAAATTTCTGTCCATCTATTTGTCTTGCTTGTCGTCTGCCAGATGCAGTTGTAGTTACAATAGTGTTCTGATTAGAACTGATTGCTACATCTCTAGGTGCTGGACTTGCTGGGAATGTGCCACTCATATTACGTTAGATTTTCCTTTTTGATTAGCACCTTGATTAACTAAGTTAATTATAGTTGCTCTATTATCAATTAATAATTCTTTAATACCTCTAACATCATTTGCTTGAATATTAAATGTTATATTCATTCCTGTTCCTGCTAGATCGTGGTTAGGTACAATAGTTCCACTTGTATTAGGTACAAATAATTCTCTACCTCGTTCTCCAACTGTAATCGGCATACCACCTCTAACAGAACCACCTTCTGCTTCCATTACTGGATTATAAAAATTAGGTGCATCTAATGGCACACTTCCACCACCAGCAAATGCGTTAAATCCTATTCTAGCAATTGTACTTAGGAATCCACCACCCCCACCACCACCCATAGATTGTTGTTGTGATAATAAAACATTTTGTTTTGCAATTTCTGCTGTTTGTTGTTTAGATATTGCAAGTTTTAATTGATCTAAAGCTAGTAATGCTATTCTAATTAATTGTTCTTCTATTAATTGTGATAGAATTTTAACTAAAACTTTTTGTGTTAATTCTCTAAATGTATCTGTTAATTTTTTTCCTAAGACAATAGATTCTGCTATTCCTACTGAAATATTTTTAACACCTATTACTACACCTTCAGCAAGTGTTTTATTTAAATTTTTAAATGCTAAATCAGCTAAAGCAATTTCTCCTTTTAATTTACCCTCTAATAAACCAATAAATGATTTATCTTCTATTTTAGCTTTTGTTATTTCTGGTGGTGCAACTGTTCTATCTTCATCTAAACCCATTGTTTGTGGAATACCAGAACCATAGCCCACAACTTTACCTAATTTTGTTACTACTTTATCTAATGTTCCTAATACTAATTTTAATGAATTGTTTAATAAGACAAGTCCAACATTAGCAAGTTCAGTTACAAAATTTAATAGTTTACCAAGTATCGCAATAACTGGTGCTAGTGTTGTAAGAAGTTCTCCAAAGCTTTTTAATAGTTCTTTAAATGAAGTGCTAAATCCACCATCAGTAGCTATCAAATCAGCAACATCTTTTAAATTTTCAAAAAGATTTTTAAATACTATTGCTAAATCTCCTGCTCTTTGTGATGAAGCACCACCAAATGTATTAGCCAAACCTCTTTCCAAAGCTTCTAATATAACTGCTGAACCTTCTGCATCATCAGCAAATTTATTTAATTGTGATCTAGTTAATCCTAATTCTTTTTCTAATATTTGAAATACTGGAATACCTTTGGAAGCTAATTGAGACAAAGACTGTGAACCAATACCAGCACCAGTAGCACCTTTAGCAAATAATCTAGTTAAATCATTTAAAGTATCTAATGAGTTTGCAGTAGCAGAAGCAGTATCTATAAATGTTCTAAGTAATTCATCTGTTGGTTCTATTCCTGAATTTTGTAATGTAATAAATGTGTCTGCTAATTCTTTTGTTGAAAATTGTGTTTGCTTAGATAAATTTCTTAATAAACCAAATGCTCTTTGACCACCTTCAACTGAACCAGTTACAAATCTTAATGTTGTTCTTAAAGTCTCAAATTCTTTTGTAATGTCTATTATTGGTTTTATTACTGCACCTATTCCTAAACCTATTAGTGCGTTTTTTAAACTAAGTATTGAACCTTTTACACCACTAAAAGCTTTTGAAGTATTATCAACTGCATTAAGTTTTATGTTTAGTTGCTGATCTGCCATAGTGTAGTTTTTCTTTTTCTGCCTTCACTTTAAAATAAGCTATCCAATAATAAAATTCGTCTTGCGTCATAAGACAAATTTCTTCTATACTTTTGTTTAATTCCTGACCAAGAGCAAGTATAGAATACAACTCCGTATCAGTTCTTACTTTTTTTCAGCTTCCTCGTAAGATATTCCTGACAACATTTCTGTTGCTACCTTAGCTATAACATTTGCATCAGCATTATTCAATAATGTTAGCTTATCATCTAGCTTAAATATTTTATTTCCTTCTCCGTCTTTTGCTTTTAAAACGATTGCATCTACCAATACAGATAAATCATCATTCTTAGCACCTTTAAATAGGTTTCTTTTTTCACCAAGTGTAAATGGTGAGCAATATATTGTTAAAGGTTTGCCTTCCTCGCCCCACTCAGCAACCTCAATCTTTTTTATGCCTAAAGATTCAAATTGTGCCTTCACTCTATCTATTACGTTCATATCTTCCTTTTCTAATTAATAATTAATTACGCAGTTCCAAGTGTTATTGCACCTGTTCCTGTAAATGTTATTTCAGCTTCTACCATTCCATCAAAAGATGCTGATATGTTGCTACCAGTTATGATTGCATCACCGTAGTAATACTTGTCGCCTGAACTTGCACCTTCTGGGTACACTTTCAAAGCTATTGATGTTCCTAGAACTAAAAGTAATTGACCTGCATCAGCTTCATCAAAAAATAATGATGCTGAACCTGACCAAC